CTGAGCGTTAAGAGGGCATACAATCGTCCAATACAAGTGCACCTCCTAATATTGTACCAATAGCAGAGAGAAGGAAGAATCGAAACCTTAGATTCCTGAGTCCTTACTGCTTTGTGTTCCAATTTGAACTTCGTGTCCGCTTCTTCTTACCCGCGCGGGGTTTCCCCTGCGCCTTTTCCGCGGTGGTTGCAACTTTACCTTTGGGGGCAGATTCCGGTGGAGGGACGGATTTAACATCTCCTCGTACGCCTGCTCCCGTGCGTTTACCCCTACGTCTCTTCTTCTTATCAGCCTGCTCGGACGGAACCTTAGGCTCCGGGGGCTCAACGACAATACCATCCACAACCACTGCGACCTTACCAGGTTCGGGAGGCTTAATCTCAACGCAGAGTGGTGCATTGAGATGTCCTTCCAAGGTCCTAACGGTTCGAAGCCAATCCTCGAACCGCGCACGGTCGAATTCTGGAAACTGAGCATCAAACTCAGCATCCATCCATCCGTCGGTGTTGTTATTTGGGTATTGTTCCGAGACTTTAAACTGCGCCCACCAAGGGGCCACGCCCAACTCGCGTCGATAGCTCTCCTCAGGAGTGTGCTCGATAACACTAGTGACAAGCTGCCCAAGTACCGGTGTACTGGCATCCATAGCAGCGTACCCTCGGGATTTCTCGACAAGCTTGTGCGCAGGGCTGACATTTTCCGGTAAGCGTACTGTAGTATGGAATTTCGAGAGCTGGCGCTTGACATCACACATACTGTCAGTTGCGCCAGTCCAGACTTCACAACTATAGTAACGAGAGAGAAAATTGACTCCTCTCTCTCCACGCCGCACCACAGCTGATTCGAGGACCAGGCCAACTTTCTTTGCCGCCCACTCATGGTGTTCAATGGCAAGGTTACCATCGAGACCATCGTCACCAAGGTGGATTCCGAGGGAGGCAAATGCTCGGGCTGGTAATAGTCCAGATCTTCTGTAGCCGAGATAGCTAGTAAAGCTAGCTCGCAGAGTTTGAAAGACGCTTGTTGCACTGCAACCGGATCCGTGAGAACTCCCCTGGTCGAAGGTAGTCCCAAAGGGCAAATGGCCGACATTGTTGGCATTTCTCTTTAGGAGTTCGTTCAACCTGGTCGTGTGGTTTACAAAGGCCTTCATGCAAACCACACGCTCAACCAGCCTGAGATAATGTGTTACCGTTCCGTCCATGCGAGTATAATCACTCACATCAACAAAATCGGATCCCATGCATATCTCGGTGACGCGGTGTGCTATTTCTAGCGGCGTCTTGCCGGGAGCATACCACGGAAACTGCTTTAAATGGGCGGCCAAAGCAAGGGCGAACTGTGCCATCTCTAATTTGTCCTTATCATTGTATTGGCTGATGTTTCGCGGGTCCTTGGGTCCCGCGTAAGCTTCAGCCTTGACAAAGCATTTTAGATTGCGCTTGGCAAATGGTCCGCTTACAAAGGCGCGGCTTAAAGACTGTTTCTGGGCATGACCAGTCTGTTTGTTTACCACAGTGTCTAAACAGACAGGTTCGAGAACCGCATCATCCACGATCATATCCGCAAACTCTCTCATGCATTCGTTCACGAATTTGATCGGCTTGGGCTCCGGTTTCTTTAAGGAGGTTATTCTGCCCTCTACACATCTCCGTTCATTGGCAGCGGTGTTTGCAGGTGCAAACGCCTCATGCACAAGAGGTGACATGAAAGCTTCTAGCTTAGGCTTAGCCTCCTGATTGTAATTATTCGGTTCGAACTGGTAACTGCGCACACCCTCGCCAACGGGATAAACCGTGGGGGCGGGTGCAGGCACAGCATTCCGGTGGTATTCTGTTAGAACTATTCCGGCATGTCTGTCTTTTCCCAACCATGATGCAACAGTAGGAATTTGCAACGTGGAAGATCCAAGCCTAGCAACACCTGCGATGGCCTCGTCATCTCTTGCGAGGACAGTGGCACACAGAGAGCTGTTAGGGCGTGCAGTGGTCCACAGTAAACCCTTAGGGCCGTGGACCTGAAAACGAACAAAGGCTTCTCCCGCCTTTGTAATTACGATCGGATTGAAACGTCTCAGCTCGCTTCCCTCCAACATACGGTTGGCGAGCCAAGAAGAGAAGATACCCCATCGGCGAATGGGTGACAAGAGTATAATCTGTCGTGAATGGCTAATTTGCCTCCGTTCGACAGCGTAAGTGGTGGTTCCTGTAGGGATCCACCCAAAGTACCTCTTGGCAATAAGGGAGTCAGACGCATATTCCCAGAGGTGGTGGGCATAAGTGCCACCGCCACGGATGCGCACCTCCAGTCTCCCCTGCCTATCAAAATGATAAGCAGTATCATCCGTCTCAGCCGATGCTTCCTCAGGGACATGAGTGTAAAGAAGGATAGGCTTAAACGTATGGTTTAGAAGAGCTGGCATGTCAACATAATAGTCGACGTCGCACATATAGATTATGTCGTTTGGCCGGTCAGGGTCCTGCCGGTTCTCAACCTTAGTATCTTTTGCCCAATACCACTGCCTTGACCCAGAGAGTCCGCGGCGTTGATCGCTCTTAGACATCTCAAAGATATAAGGCCGCACTCCTAGGTTGCCAGCAACATCCAATACAAAGTTGGTGGCTGCACTACGTAGGGCGGCGGCAGTGGGGTGGGTATGACCTTTTATTTGATGCGGTTCAGGCATCACGGTCTGAGCAAACACGTCACGAACGAGGTCGTTATTGACTTCGGCTTCAATGGAAAGTAGCTCAATAGTGGAAGACATCTTGGTACGAATGCCCCCACTCTTCAATGTCTTGTAGGTAACATAAACAGAACTTATGATTATCGTGTCAATGATCAAAAACATTGGTATAGACTCAGCAATTTAGAGGTTCGAT